GAAATATTCAACATGCTGCTCATCTGCTTCACGGATGTTGTATCCCGGCTCCAGATAGATTTGCTCCACTGGCACGAGATAGGTTTTGTTAACAGCGATGCCGTTTCGCGTTTCTTTGTCTGAATAGATTTTGCTTAGTGTTTTCATCTCATTCACCACTTTCTTCCAATAATTGCTCGTAATATGCGACGTACTCATTAGCAAGATAGTACAGGCGCTCAGCAGACTTGCGTTCTGCATTGCTTAAGTCACCAATAGACTCAATGTTGCCAATTGCATCAACACAATCGTTGAAGTCTTGCTCCGTGTTACGGAATCTACAGTAGGACATGTTTGCCATGATTACTCCTCACCACCCTGAAAAATGCCACCAAACTCTTCAACTAGTTCATCAATGCATTCGTCCGCCTCAGCGCAATTACCAGCAGCACTCAGCAGAATATCAACAGCCTCATCGTCAGGAATGTTGATTGCCGAGAAGAACTCAACAATGCACATTTTCACAACCTGATATTCACCTTCTGTCTGGCAAGAAGCAAAACTGCAAGCGACTGCATCAATCAGCTTGGCTTTGTCATCACTTGGGTTATCAATATCAAACATTTCCATCACCTTTGTTAGTAAAAAAACCAATTTTCTGTTTCTTGGTTGTGTCCAAAGTTATATTCAATATCTGGCGTTGATGTATCAATATTCTTCATCCCATCAACAATGGTTGATACAACAGCCAAATCTTGTTTGATTCTCATTAAATGGTATTTCTTCCGGCGCAATAAACTTTCAATGGCAAGTTTCTTCGTTGGAAATGCAAAAGATCTTTCTGCATTTTTTGCTACCTTCTTGATTGCATATCTGTTTATCTTTTTCTTCCATTCCTGTAACCACTGATTTGGTGCTGGTTTTAAATCAACAACCCAATGCGCAGGAACCAACCATGCATAATGCTCTGTCTGATGAAAAGCTATATATTGAAGTGCGAATATTTTGATTCCATCTTCTTCAACTGTCGCTTGGAATCTCCAGAAAACAGGCATTCCATCATGTTCAGATTCTGATTCGGGGAATGGTACTAACCATGATTTATTCATCTTTATTACCTCTAACATTTATTGTTGTTTCTACGTCACTAACTATAAACGCACCATCAATCTACGTCAACAGGAATATGCTAAAATCATGCTAATCAAACAACAGGGGATTTAAACATGGGTTCCACCAATTCGCCTTCTCGTTCACGCGCTACTGGCAACACCAAAACTGGCGGCAAAACTGGCGCGGTGAAGCCAAACGGCTCCACCCGTTCACCATCGCGCGGTAAGAAATAATGTTCGGTGCAGACGTTGCCATCATGATCATGTATGTGTTGGGTTTTGCCTGTACGGGCATGGTCGCGTTTCTGGTGTTCATTCCGGCAATGGTGATGTCTGTGTATCTTGGATGGGTGCTTGTTGATTCATTTCCCGCCGAATATCTGTATTACCTTGCGCAGTCTATGGTCTGGTTGTTTCCTGCCATTGCACTGCGCAAAAGTACAAAGATGGCGCTCTGCGTGCTGACTATGAGCCTTTACGAATGGCTGGTTGCGATAGAGTCATTCGTATGGGAATTTATCACGCCTGTAGAAACGCCGCTTCATGCGCAGTACGCATTTATTATTATCGGCATCCATCTGTTCATCCTTTCCATCACTTTTAAATGGGGCGGCGAAATTGGACATTATTCTTGGCGTGGTCGCCATCGTTTTTTCGCTGATTCAAATCTATAAGTGCTGGAAACATATCATCAGCGAGACACGCAATGAACGGAGCACTAAGACAAGTCGCAGAGCAGATTATAAGCGGAACGACAGGACAGGTGATTGATAAGGCTGGATATGCTTCTATTGGAACCGGCATCGGCCTGAAAGTTGCAGAGCAAACACCTGTCACGCAATCTTATTTTGAGGCTATGATTCCACACAGCCTGACAGAGTGGGCGGCAGTAGCGTCAATCCTCGGCGCTCTGTCTCTGGTAATAAAGAATCTGTTTGAAATGTGGTGGAAAGTTAGGGAGTCGAAGAAAAATGGCAGCACCAACACCTGAAGAATTAGTAAGCCAGATGGCATCCCGTGGAATGACTATCACCACAACGGATGCGTCCGGTATTCTGTGCCTTGTGACAGCAATCAGTGAATGCCTTGAACTGAACTATCCAAACGATGAATGCCGACAAAATGCGATCATGCTGTGGGCTTCCATCCTGATTAGCGCAAATACCTCAGGTCGCTACGTTACCAGTCAGAGTGCACCATCTGGGGCATCGCAATCGTTCGCGTATGGCAGTAAGCCGTGGGTGGCGCTGTACAATCAGATGAAACTACTGGATACAGCCGGATGCACTGGGGATTTGGTGGAAGACCCTGACGGAAGCGGTAAGCCGTGGTTTGCGGTTGTGCGTGGGAGTAAATGTAAATGACTTCGCTGGCTCGGTTTTCCTATACGCAACCATGCACCATCTGGCACAAAAGCGGCACCGACAAGTACGGCAAGCCGACTTTTGACGCGCCAGTGAGCATCATGTGCGATCATGGCTTTAACGATGATGTATCGACTGATGCGAAAGGTAATGAGATTGTACAGAAGAACACTTTCTGGACAGAATACACTGGCGCTAATGTTGGTGATTACATCATGATTGGCACGGTAACAGAAGCTGACCCGCTGGCAGCTGGCGCAAATCAGATTCTGAATGTGATTAATTATGGCAACACCTTCAATCGCGCTGAACCGCCTGACTTTGCACTGGTGACATAATGCCAGCGAAATTAAGAGGTGTCCGGCAGGCTGTAGAGAGAACTTCGCAAATTGTGGATGAGATAATCGCCACGAAAGCTGTGCGTGCAATCAAGTCAGCGACATACATCATCCGCACCGAATCAGCCACGCTAACGCCAATTGATACATCAACGCTGATTAACAGCCAGTTTGATACCGTGGAAGTTAACGGAACGCGAATCACTGGCAAGGTTGGCTACTCTGCGAAATATGCGCTGTATGTCCACAACGCCAGTGGGAAACTTACAGGCAAACCACGCAGCAACGGTAATGGTACGTACTGGTCGCCGGGTGGTGAACCGCAATTTTTGACCAAGGGAGCACGACGCACAAAAGACCTTGTTGATGGCGCGATTAAGAAGGAGATGACACTCTAATGAATATGCTTGAGCTGGTTGATGCATATCTTCAGGATGCCGGATTGTATGATGGCTGGACTTCGCAGTTGCAGTTCTGGAATGATACCGGAGATGGTAACGAGCAATTTATTGTCCTGCAATCAAACGGCGGCACACAGGTGATGGATGGCCTCGGCGGTGATTTCTATTTCTCGCTGTACGTTGTTGGAAAACAAGGCCAGTACAATGTTGCTGATGTTGATGCGAAAGCCAATGAGATTATCGAATACATCAAGACGCACCCGATTGATTCATGCGTTAACTACATCCAGTTGCAGGCTCCGCTCGGTCGGCCGATGTTGACGGAAGAAAAAAGACCAGTGCATGAGCTTCTATTGCGGGTTGTGAAATAAATAAAGCCGCATGAAGCGGCTTTTAATTTGGTGGACACGGACGGATTTGAACCTTCAATCAGCCGATTATGAGTCGGTTGCTTTAACCAATTAAGCTACGCGTCCATAAGTGCTGGTTTAAGCATTGCCAGCGTGCTTTCTTAATATCCAGCCCCGTAACCCATACATACCCCTACATATGATTGCGATAATGCTGGATATTAAGTGCTGTGGTGGCCGGTGCTGATCTCCGGCTTAGGTGCGAAACGGCACGGGTTTACGTACTGGATTCGCCGCATTTTTATAGCGCATCAGCCTGCGCATTCACCACAACGGAAAGAGCACTGCGCGGCACCTTTCACCAAATCCGCGAGGTCTACGTGTTCAATGCTCTTACCTGTTGCGTGCCGGTTACGCGTCCGGCGTCTTTCGACCGCTAATTGTAATTGAAGGATTGGATGTAATTAAATGAAATCATGGAACCAATCTCTGTTAAATCCTAATCTACACCACAAAATAATCACTGTCAACACCTGTGATATAATCACCACGTTAGCAGCTAACACAATTCGGAGATCGAAATGGCTATTTGTGCAAATGATAAAGGCGTTCTGGTCGGTCGCATGACCCGACTATTCCTTGCTGAAGGGTGCGGCGACGCAGTCCCGGAAGCAGGAGACTGGAAGTATTTGGGGTCAACCACCAGTAAAGGCGTTGACTACTCGCCGCAGACCACCACGTCGGAAGCTGATACCGCTGGCGGCTTTGTTTCCACTCTCGTTACCAGCTCTGATATGACCATCAGCGCAGAGGTTGAAATCCGCAAGAATGACCCGAGCGATGAGTTTGGTTTCCATCGTCTTGTTGAGATTTACGCCACTGAACTGAAAGCGCGTCGCCAGCCTTCCTTGTGGGTGCGTGAGGTAACTGGTGCAACTATCGTTACCGCGTACTGCAACATCACTAGTATCAGCTACGAAGGTGGCACGAACGACATCGTTACTGGTAGCCTTGAGTTCAAGGTTTACGATTCTGACAGCGTTACCGTCGAAAGCCTTGAGCCTCTGGCATTCACTACCGACCTGCAATCAACTGGCAGCACTGGCAGCCCGTTAACTGTTGCTGTTGAAGGTGGCGTTGCTCCTTACACTTATGTATGGCGCAAAGATGGTGTGGTTGTAGGCAGCGAATCTGGAGCAACACTGGCAAGCCCAACCGCTGGCGTGTATACCGTCACGGTAACTGATTCGTCTACTGACCCTGAAGTTATCCTGAGCACGGCTTGCACCGTATCCTGACAAAGAAAAAGCCCCGAAAGGGGCTTTGTTTTATTCTTGTGGTGGCTCTGGTGATTTAGCCCAATGGGTGGCTGGAATGCCGTGACAGCGGTCCAATTCACTAACAAACATCTTGCTGCCAATACTATCTACAGCTTTACATACCGCAGTTCTAACAACACCGCGAAATGCTGTAAGAACCATCGCTCCTTCTTCCGGCATCTGATCACTACACTTAATCCACTGGATCATATCACCTTATCCTCATCAAAAATCACACCAATCACACGAAGCAAGTCTTTCGCCATACGCTCTGCTTCTTCATAGTCGTAACCAGCATCAACATACAATTCAGTGTAGAAAATCAGGTCAGCTTTTGTTTGTTCGTTCATTTCTTGTCGCCACTTTTAACCAGTGCCCAAACCAGTGCCGCAACCCACCCAATAAAGCTCCATCCGACAAGAATATTCAGTACGCAGATTGCAGTCGTGTTTACGTGCTTGCGTTGCAGCGCCACAAAAGATGGAAGAAGATAAGCAAATATCACCAATCCAGCGAAAAGCAACAAAATAACAACATCCATAAATCACCTCACTCATATCTCGTTTCGATGACTTGAATCTACATCACCACCTCACAGGTGTCAACACCACCGAGATGATATAATCAACATCAGTCAAATTCAGGATGCAAAACATGAGCAATCGCACGCCACTAACAGAAATCGGAGAGATGCGCATCTC